GTAACTCCGTGGGTTGGGCGGCCGACATGGCCTTACCGATGGGAGCGGGCCGGTCTGAAGTGACCCCCGCAGCTCACCGGGCCTCACAAACCTAGCTCACCCACGGGTGCGGCGCACCTATCAATCGAGGCAGGGGAGCAGATAGCTCGCCGATCCGGGGCAGGGCTGCTCGCCTGCTACTGAACGGACCGTGACGCTCCTCGAGTGCTCAGTGCCGGCTGTTCAGTGGTGCGTATGACACTGCGCAGCTGACACCGCTCGTTTGTTCAGCATGCGATCGGACGCTGCGCGCTTGACACTGAACATGCGGCTGCAGCTCCTCGAGTGTTCAGTGCCACTCCTCGGATGTTCAGGTACCGGGTACCCCCCGGCCCCCCACCCCCGGCGAACGCAGGGCGAACCACCCCAGCCCGTATTTCTAACTCACAGAACTCGGACCCGAGCGGCCGGACCCGATCACCCGCGGGCCGGCTTGCGAAGCCGCTTCATCGCCACGAGCCCAGCTGCCTCGAGCGTCTCGTCGAGCCCCATCAGCCAGTAGTCGTGCGCCTCGGCCTTCGTGCACCGCACCCAGCGCTTTGCCTCCAGAGCAGGCACCTGGTCGCGATCGAACGCCCGATAGTCGAACGCCGGATCTGGCTCTGACCGATGCTTCGCTTTGCTCATCTCACCCCCGAGCCCACCCATCTGAAATTTACAACTCGGAACCAGAAGGCCCGGGCCTCGGGGAGCACATCGCTAAGCAGCACGCTCTCGAGCGCCAGAGCCTCGTCCTCACCCACGACCAAGTCGCTCGTCAGGTACTGCATCGGGGGCGCCATCAGGAACCGGGAGGCCGGGACAACGCTTCCCGAATCGCGGCCACGAACGCGCATAACTCGCAGTCGCACTCCTTCGCGTGAGCGTCGGGCGCCACTCGGTTGGCTTCGTCAAACTGTTCGAGAGCGGCTTCGAGCACCAGCATGAGCCGCAACTCCGGCGTCCACTCCGTCACTCCCGCTCCTCCGGCAACACCTCGCCGAGCAGCACGCTCTCGAGCGCCAGAGCCTCGTCCTCACCCACGACCAGCGTGCCCGCGATTTTGCCGCACCAGAACACGGTGAGGTGCGCGTGAGCGCCCCGTAGCTCCACCCGCACGCTCGTCACCCGATCGGGGTACCGCCCCTTGCTCGTCCACTCCGTCACACGTTCTCCTGCTGCATCAGATCCCAGATCTTCTTGAGCAGCTCCCGCCGCGCCGTGCTCCGCCCCCAGTACGTGCCCGCATCAGCCACCACCGGCACGACGTCGACGACGCCCTTGATCATCTTGATGGCCGCGATGATCTGCTCCGCGTCATCGCAGCGCACGGGCTCGATCAACGTCATCGCAGCGCACGTTTTCGTCCTCAGTCCCCATCCCCGCCGAATACCGGATTTCCCCACCCACGGGTAGCTGAACAGACGAACAGGTAGTCTGACACCACCGCGGTTTCGGCGATGTCGTCTCGTACTGCTGCGGCGGCCTCCGCAGTACTCATCTTCTGTCCCGGCCAATGGGATTGCAATACTGAACATATCCGGATGTTCAGCCTGAATCCCTGAGCAGGGCCCTCTTCGCCCGTTCTCGCTCCGACAGTCCGATCCGATCCACCCCTCGCTCGAGCTTGTACCCCTGAATTGCCCGGAAATGAGCCACCGCGAGGGCCACCCCGCGCGCCGACGTCCAGTGCACATCCTGCCGACCCGTCCCGGGCCTCCCCCTGCGCAGCAGATGCCGTGCACGAAGGAATTCCGCCACATCCTTCCGCTTCGCCCGCAGAAACAACGCGATCTCTACGAGGTAAAACCTCTCGGTTTTCGCGTTCTTCTCGGCCGGCCCCACCACTGAACGTTCGTCACTGACCGGACGGCGTGTCATATTGCTCCCGCATGACGTTCTACCCGACGCCACTGCTCCGGGAGATCCACGGCGAGGAGGGCAAGGCCTCCCGCCTCACCCGGATGCTCGAAATCGAGGACGAGGTCTACCAACAGGCCTCCGGAATCCTGCGCGCCGCCCTCGATTTCTGCCACATCGCCCCCGATCAGGCAGACCCCCCACCCGAATGGGTCGAGCAGTACGGGGCGGAGGCCGCCAAACGGAGGCTCGAGGTCGCCAAACAGGGCTGGGCCCCCAAATCCCTGTCCGCCAGCGGCATCGACCTCGCCAAGAGCATGGTCATCGGCATCAGCCGCGCCCGGCGCTCCCCACACCTGACCCAGGGGCCCCGCGAAGTGAACGCCAAGATTGCGCTCCCCGCCCCCACCGCCGCCGGCATGCCCGGTGCCCCCGTTTACCCCTCGAAGGAGGTCGAATGATGACCGCCCAAGTGATTGAGCTCGACTCCCGACGGCGCATCTGGCGGGTCGTCAAAGGCCACTGCCGCGCCTGCCACGCCGAGGCCATCAGCATCCAGCCCCAGGGCTGTCCCATCGACCACGCCGAGTGCCACGCGTGCGGAGCCTACGCCTTCGCCGTCACCCACTACGACGTCGGCGGCAAACTCGTGCCCCGCATGGAAGCCCTGTCTTGAAAACCCGCACGAGCTGGTGCCACGGCGAGCGCCACCCGAAGGCAAAGCTCACCGAGTTCGACGTCCGGCGCGTCCTCGAGCAACTCGCCAAGGGCTTCCCCCAGAACGTCATCGCCGACTGCTACGACGTCTCGCGCGTGGCCATTACCCACATCAACACCGGTGTCACCTGGACTCACGTGACGGGGCGTCGCCGGAACAAGGGCCTCCGCCCGTGAACCCCGTCGTCGGTCAGCACATGGTCCGCACCGACGACGGCATGAGGGGCACCGTCGAACTCGTCGCCATCCCGGGCTTCGAGGGCGAGACCGAAAAGCGCGTCGTCTACCTCGACCGGGGCGAGCGCCGCGTCGCCGGCAAGCGCGAAGTCTGGGAGCCCGAGAAGGAGCCGCCTCGCAAGCTGCGAGTCGCCGAGATCGTGCAGGTCGCGTGGTTCGCCGATCGCGCGCTCCAAGCCCTCGACAGAAACCAGCCCTTTCACTTCTGGCAGACTCCGAGCGGCGACGACGTCCCCCACGATCCGGGCCTCGTCGACGCCATCACCGACTACTTGAACAAGCGAGCGTAGGTGCTCGACCGCTCCCTCTACCAGCCGAGCCCGTGGAGCGCGAAGTACCATGAGACGACCTGCGATCAGGTGCTCGGTGGAGGAGCCGCCGGACCCGGCAAGAGCCTCACCGCGCTCTGGGACCCCATCGTCGTCCAGGCCGTCATCGAGCATGCGCGCATGACGGGGCAGCTGCTCGAGCAATTCCCCGAGTGGCTCGCTGACCTCTGCAAGAAGCACCCGATCCGCCAGGGCGAGAGCGAGGGGCACGCCCTCCACATGCGCCGCACCATGCCCATGCTGCAGGAAACCATCGACCGCTCCATGCGCATGTTCCCGAAGTTCGACCCGTACGCGAAGTACAGCAAGGAGCTGCATCGCTGGGAGTTCTCCTCGGGCTTCAAGTACACGTTCGGCCATTGCCGCGAGAGCAACAGCCACGAGGACTATCTCTCCAAGCAGTACACCCACCTCGTCCTCGACGAAGCCTACCAGTTCGAAGAAAAGCAATTCGAGGAGCTCGACGGCCGCGTCCGCACCGCCGACCCCGTGCTCAAATTCTTCAAGCGCACGCGCCTCATGAGCAACCCCGCGCCGGGTTGGCTCAAAGACACCTTCGTCGTTCCCGAGCGCAAGGGCAACGTCATCCTCAAGCGCAAGGTGCTCGACCCGCTCACGGGCGAGTTCGAGTGGAAGACGAGCCTGTTTCTTCCTGCGACACTCGACGATAACCCCGACAAGGGCTTCGTCCGGGACTACAAGTTCAAGCTCCTCAGCAAGCCCGCCCACATGCGAGCGCGCTACCTCTATGGCGACTGGGACAGCGTCGAGGGCGGCTACTTCGAGGACGACTACAACCCGGGCGTGCACGTCATCGCGCCGTTCAAGATCCCGCGCGACTGGCCCAAGTTCCGCGTGATGGACTGGGGCTACAAGACCCACGGTACGTGCATCTGGGTCGCGCTCGATCCGGACGAGAACATGTACGTCTTCTATGAGTTCAACTTCCGCCTGATGAAGGACAAGGAGTGCGCCCTTCGCATCGCGGAGATAGAGCAGAGCTTTGGCTTCTGGGATAAGCGCGAGCACCGCAGCCGTCTGATGAGCTCGGTCGCCGACACCCAGCTCTGGGAGGAGCGCGGCGACTCGGGCGTGAGCAAGGCGCAGGTCTTTGCCGACCACGGCATCTACTGGGAGCCCGCCGACAAGGCCTCGATCCAGCGCAACGCCGAGCGCGTGAGCGAGCGGCTGCGTGACTACGACGACAAGCGCCCGCCGGCGCTCATGATCTTCGACAACTGCAAGAAGACGGCCGAGATGTTTTCCAGCATCAAGGTCGACGAGGGCGACTCGCTCGTGCCCGACAAGAAGAGCCCGCTTAAGCATTGGTTTGACACTGTGGCTTACGCTGCTGCTAGGGCCAGTAGAGGGCCCGGCAGCATCGTGATGGAGCTGCATGAATTCGACCGCCCCGACAACGACGCCGACGAGCCGCTCCAGCGCGCAAGCGGGTACGGCTACGGATCGTGATGACGAACGAAGAACGATTCTGGAGCAAGGTCGACAAGACACCCAGCGGGTGCTGGGTCTGGCTGTCGACGAAGAACACCCAGGGCTACGGGCGGTTCAGCATCCGTGTCGCACCATGGAAGCAGAGATGGTACTCCGCACATCGTCTCGTGTGGGAGTGGGCACACGGTGAGGAGCCGGCGCTTTGCGTCTTGCACCGATGCGACAACCCGAGCTGCGTCAACCCCGCGCACCTGTTCCTGGGCACCCATAAAGACAACGCCCGTGACCGGGAAGCGAAGAGACGCCGCCGGGCGCCGAAGGGCGCACTGAACGGGAGGGCGAAACTCACCGAGGCCGACGTGCTCGATATCCGTAGGCGCCGAGGCACCGATCCTGTTTACATCGCGGGGCTTTACGGGGTGAGCCACGAACACGTCCGGCGGATCTTGTCCGGCGAGAGCTGGTCGCACCTCTGCCCAAAACGGCTGAGTTCAGGTACAGGAGCTGAGCCATGACAATTTTTGTCACACCACCGCGCTCGCGCGAAGACCGCCCCCTCGTCGACCCCGAGACGGGCGAGACGGCGCCGCTCTCACCCGTGAAGTGCACGCACCCATGCGTGGTCGACAGCCTCCCGCCCTACTGCACCATCTGCTGGGAAATGCTCGAAGAGGGCCCCTATGGCGCGTGACGCCGACACCCGCGAGGCCGAGGCCTCCGAAGAGGTGAACCTGCAGGCGCTCGGGCAGGACATGCCGGCGGGTACGCCCTTCGAATACGACGCGGAGGCGATGAACCTCGTCGTCGAGTTCAAGGCGCACCCCGAGGGGCGAGAGACTCTGAAGCGCATCGCGCACAAGTGCCTCGGCGATTTCGAACGAGCGTGGGAGGCGACCGAGAAGTTCCGGAAGAACAACGCCGACGTCTGGAAGCTCTTCTCGGGCATCCTCGATCCGAAGGACGGCGCGTTCAAGGACATGGCCAACGCCCACGTGCCCATCCTGATGGAGAACACCATCAGGATGACGACGCGGCAGGCCTACGAGCTCTTCGGCAACTGGACGAATGTCTTCGGCGTGACGCCCATCGGGCCCGACGACGAGAAGACCGCCAAGCTCCTGTCTCTGCACGGTAACTGGCAGATCCGAAAGCGCATCAAGGACTTCAAGCGCCAGATAGGCCACCGCGGCCTATTGATGTTCGATCTGTTCGGCGACGTCGTCTGTCACAGCTACTGGGATCCGCAGTCACGGTGCAACAGGCACGAGATCCTCGGCGGTAACGAGTTCGTGTGCGCCAACGCCCACGTCTCCACCATGCCCGACTTCTCCGACGTCTCCTGGGTGGCCAAAGTCATCTACATGGACGGCCACGAGCTCCGGAAGATGAAGGGCACGTGGGAAGATCTCGACACGACGCTCAAACACATGCCGCCCGACTGGGATGATGCGACCATCACCCAGGAGCTCCGCGAGATGGTCGACAAGAGCATCGGCGTCGACTCGTCTGCCTACCAGAAGGGCCAGTACCGCATCATCCAGTACGAAGGCTGGACGAACCTGCCGCCGTCCACGAAGAAGAACGAGCAGGGTGAGGAGAACGAGGACAAGGACCGCTACTGCAAGGTCGTCATCGACTACCAGACGCAGACCGTGCTCGCGCTCTCCATTCACGAGCGCGTCGACCCGTACGACAAGCGCCGGCACGAGTTCCAGATGCAGGAGCTGCAGCGCTACCAGCAGGGCATGCAGGAGATCCAGCTCTTCCAGCAGGAGCTGCAGCAGACGCAGGTAGCCGCGCTCTCGCTCGCGCAGGAGCTGCCGCCCGACGGCGACGGCCCGGCGCAGGCCATCATCATGGCCCGCTCGCTCGCCGAGATGCCGCCCCCGCCCGAGCCCGTCATGCCGGACTGGATGGCGGGAAACCCCCAAGCGATGCCGCGTGAGCCCGAGAGCGTGCCCATTCGCATGTTCGCGCACGGGGTCAACATCGAGCCCCTGCAGGGCGTGCTCGGGCTCGGCACGGGCATGATCCACGCGGCCCAGAACAAGGCCGCCAACATCTCGCTCAGCGCCTTCATCGACCAGGCGATGCTCGGCAACATGAAGAACTTCCTCGCCAAGGGCGGGCTGAAGTTCGCCTCGGGCGACAAGATCCAGCTCGCTCCGGGCAAGATCCACACGGTGCAGGGCTCGCTCGATCTCTCGAAGGACATCATCCCGCTCGACTTCGGGCAGGCTAACCCCCAGTTCCTGCAGCTCATCGAGATGCTCGTCCGCTACGGCAACACCGTGAGCAACACCCCCGAGGTGCTCTCGGGCGAAGCGGGCAAGAGCGGAGAGACCGCCCAGGGCATCAGCGCCCGCATCGAACAGGCGACGAAGATGCTCTCGGTCCCGACGCAGAAGTACGCCGACTTCGTCACGCAGGTGCTCATCAACAACGCCCTGCTCAACGCCATCTTCCTGGAAGACGTCGAGTGGTTCAGCGTCAATAACCACGACCCGTCCGTCGGACCCATGGGTCGACAGATGTTCTCGGTCGGTCGCGCCATGTACGACCGACCCTTCGACGTCGAGATATCGGCAGACCTCAAGTTCACGAGTACGTCGCAACGCATCAGCGAGGCCGATGCGCTCGTGCAGATGCCGCAGGCCGTACCCGAACTCGGCGGGAACTTCGCCTTCAAGCACGCCGTCATCAGCAAGAGCCTCGAGGCTCGCAACCGCTACGATCTCATCTCGCTGCTCGGCGCCGCGCCTCAGCCGCCCCAGACGTTCGGGATGCCGACGAGCCCGCCCGCGCCCCCGCCCGGGATGATGCCGCCGCCGGGCGCCCCGCCTGGCCCTGGCGGTCCTCCGCAGGGCGGCCCCGCGCCTGCCGCCCCGGGGCAGCAGAAGCCGCCGCCGCCCGCCAACCAGCAACAGCAGGGAGCCGCTTAAATGGACGAGTCACAGGCCGATCACATCATGCAGTTCTTCGGATACGCGCATCTTCCTCCGCACCTGAGCGAGGTGGCTCACCATTTCCGCATTTTGGCGGACCACATCGTGGCGAGCCTGCCGCGCAACCCCGAGCGCACGGTGGCGCTGCGAAAGCTACTCGAGGCGAAGGACGCGGCCGTTCGCGCGAAGGTGGCGGAGTGATGTGCGTGACCTCGACCTCCTTCAACAGTACCTGGCTCTCCTGCGACGAGAGAAGCTCGCGGCGAGCCATCACACCCTCATCGGCGACGCGAACGACTTGGCCATGCGCGAAGCCCGGGGGCTCGCGCAACAGGCCGAGCTCATCGAGCGCATCCGGGGCGCCGTGAAGGAGCTCGCGGCGGATCCCGGTCAATTCATCAAAGGATATCTGACGTGACAGAGAAGCAACGAGTCGTCGTCGACGAGGCCGCGCTGCCCGAGTACCTCGAAAAGGGATATCGGCGCGTCGAGGGGGAGTCGCTCGCCGCCGCCCTGGGTCCCGCGTGGGAGCTGCTTCCGCACGAAGAGCAAGCGAAGCTCGTGCTCGTCGAGATCGATGCTGCCATCCACCGAAAGCTCAGCGCCCCCGAGCGCGTCTACCACTGCCGCTTGAAAGCGATGGGGGTCATCTTCGACGCCAGCGTCCAGACTCTCGATGTCCTCGAACCGAGCGCGCTCTGGACCCTTTGCGCAGACGCCGAGCTCGACCTCGGGCCAGGGCGCGTGCTCACCGAGGAACTCGCGCCGTCGGCGCGAGAAGCGGTCCAACTGCGCGCGCCGACCATCCGTGGCTTCATCGCCGACATGCGACGTCAGGCCGATGTCCTCGAAACCTTCCTCGCGAAAGCGGAGACACTGTGACAGCCCCCATCTACTCATTCCCCGAGCCGGAGAAGACGACCGCGTGGACGCCCAAAGACCGCCCCGAGGCGGTCGTGATGCGCGACCACGAGCTCGACAAGGCCATCAAACGAACGAAGCTCATCAAAGAAAAGATGAGCCCGCCGGGCGCGCTCCGGCTGCCCGAGAAGCTCGAGGCGGCGCGGCTGAAGCACGGCATCCCGGACGGCTTCTTTCGCGCGTGCGCAGGCTTCGACCGTATCTTCGTCTTCCCGCTCGACCCCTTCGACCAGGACGAAAAGATCCCGGGCTCGATGCTCTACCGCCCGCAAATCACCAAGCAGAAGGACCTGCAAGAGGGCTTTCGCGGCGTGCTCATCAGCGCGGGGCTCACGGCGATGGATCGCCTGATGAGCCACGGCTACGAGCTCGGCGACATCGTGATGACGAATAAGAACGTCCCCTTCGCGCGCCGGGTCGAGCTGCTCGAAGGCGAGCCGATGTTCGTGCTCGTGATGCGCGACGGCGACCTCGCCGGTAACGAGACCCTGCAGGCGGACATCCTCGCTGGCAAGCGCCGCGTCGTCGACGTGGGCGGCGGCGACGGCTACGCCCACCAGCTCGCGGAGCCGTCGGTCGAGACCGAGGGCGAGTGGGTCAGCCGCAAGAAGCAATCGCTCTACATCAACGACACGTGGTGATTCATGGCTGACTACTTCGAAGGCAATCCCGACAAGAACTCCGTCGTCGTCCCGTTCAGCGACGACGAGACGGTGAGCGACTCCGAGCTCATCACCGAGGAGGAGCGGCCCTCGGCGAGCGAAGAGGAGCGCAAGACTCGGAAAGAGAAGCGGCAGGCGCGGCTGCAGTCGAAGCTGCAGGAGGGGGCCAGGGCCAAGGAGGAGCTCGAAGCCGAGCGCAAAGAAAAGGCCGAGCTGCGCGAGCGGCTCGCGCGCCTCGAGGGCGTCGTCAGCGCCGGCCAGCGCCAGCCGCAGCGGCCCGCCGACGGCAAAGACGACTACACGCGCGAGCTCGACTCGATCTACGAGCAGCAGCAGAACGCCTACAAGGCCGCGCAGGCCGAGGTCAAGAGCGGCACCTTCGACGAGAAGCGGCAGCGCTACTACGAGGACATCGCGCGCGACATCGAGGCTCGAAAGACCGAGGTGCACACCCGCCGCGTGCTCGCCCAGACCGAGGGCAGCCGTCAGCAGAACCAGGCCCAGCAGGTCTGGGTGCAGAAGTATCCGGACGTCTACCGGAATCAGAACGCTTTCCAGTACGCGCAGGGCCGCGCCCAACAGCGCCTCGCACTCGGCGAGCAGATTACTCCGCAGGTCGTCGATGAGATCATGACGGAGACCATGACGACCTTCAAGATGGGGCCGAGGCCCGCCCCGTCGCAGAGCGATCGGGCGAAGCTCAGCGGCATGCCCGCGAGCGGCGGAGGCGGCGGAGGGGGTCGAGGCGACGGCGGCATCACGCTCACCCCCGAGCTCCGGCGCATGGCGGTCGCCGCCTACGACCACCTCCCAGAGGCGGAAGCGATCAAGGCGTGGACGAACAAGACCGGGAAAAGACTCAGGGAAAAGAAGGTCGTCTGATAGCCTTAAGCTATCCGCCTTGACGGGCTGATAGCCCTGTGCTTCCCTGTAGCTCGACAACCTCCCGGCGAGCCCACGACTCCCACGTGGCCTCCGTCTGAACCGATGGGTCTCAGGCGGAGCGATCTTTGGCAGAGCCGACAGCGGAGCAGATTCAGGGGCAACCGAAGAAGGGCGTGCGGCGTGAGGACCCTCCGCCGAGGCCCCTCGAGCAGGTCGCCAACCGCGGCTACCTCGCCGACGCCGATCCGGGCAAACACTACGTGTTCGTGAGCGAGGTCAACGACCCGACGCTCAACGTCGGCTCGTATCTCGCTCAGGGCTACACCATCTCGCAGTTCGATCCGGACGAGGCGAAGCCGACCATCGGTTACCAGGAGTACAAGCCTGGGGACGCCATCAAGAGCATGGGGATGGTCCTGATGGAGATCCCGCTCGACCGCAAGCGAGCGCTCGACGAGGTCGGCTGGAAGCGTGCGGATGCGATCCAGGAGACCATCCGCCAGCGCGACATCGACCCGCTCTCGGGCGACGAAGCGGCTCGGTTCAAGGGGATCAAGAGTGTACGCGCCGAGTCTGACGACCGGCGCAAGTGGCAGTTCTGACGAGGAACTAGATGGCAAACCCACATCGATACGGCTTCCGGTTTCGCAAGAACCGCTGGGGCGGCGACGTCCCCGAGATCTACACCGGCTTCATCGCGAGCGGCTACACGCCGAACGTGACGGGCGCCACGACCTGCAACCTCAACATTGGCGACCCGGTTCGGCGCCTCAATAGCGGCGCGTTCGCGTTGACGGAGCCGGGCGAGCTCGACGACGACGACGCCAACGAGCGAACGTACGGCATCGTCGCCGGATTCCCGCAGGTGCTCATCAGCGGCGCCGTCCGCCCGAATGCGTTCTACCCGACGGGCACCGTCTACGGGACCAACCTGAACGCGCAGACGTTGGTCCAGGTCATCCCGGTGGAGGGTTGCCTCTGGGAGATCGACACGGCCACGACGAGCGCGAGCTTCGATACGCTGGCGGAGTACCAAGCCATCTTCGGCACCGTGTGCAGCTTCTCTTACACCCAGATCAACTCCACCACGAACAACCCGAAGGCGAACCCGATGGCGGTCCTCTCCTTCGCGGAGAGCACGGAGACGCGCCAGCTTCGCGTCGAGGGCCTGGGGGCAGGCGCGGGTCAGTACGACTTGACGCTCGCCAACGTGCCGCTGCTCGTGAGCTTCAACCAAGTCCAGGCAACGCCATGGCGCATCACTGGAAATCAGGAGTAAGCCATGAGTGAGACCTTCACCAGCACGGCAGCCCTCGCGCTCAAGGACACGCTCGAGGACATCGACACCGATGAGCACGGCTCGGAGGGCAGCAAGGCCGACGTCGGCAAGTGGATGACCGTCAAGAACATGACGGACAACTACATCGAGTACTACGAGATCGCCGGCGGCGGCATGGCGGGCGAGAAGCCCGAGGGTGAGAGCATCCCCGTAGGCACCATCGTCGAGGGCCCGCTCACCCGCTTCAACGCCCGCACCTACGGTCAGCGCATGATCGTGAGCGAAGAGGCGATGGAGGACATGAAGTACGACAAGGTCATCCAGGCAGCGAAGCGCAACAACCGCTCGCTCTGGAAGCTCGTCGACTTCGACTCGGTCCTCATCCTGGTGCGCGCCACGAACACGAGCTACGTCGGCGGCGACGGTCAGCCGCTCGCGAGCACGGCGCACGTGCTGCCCGGCGGCGGCACCTACTCGAACATGCTCGCCACGGCGATGAGCCCGAGCAAGGCGGCGCTCGTCATCGCCAACGCTCAGCTCATGCAGATGGTCGGCCACGACGGCCTCATCGACGGCGTGACGCCGAAGAAAGCCGTATTCCCGGTGCAGCAGTGGGGTATCTGGCGGGAAGTGCTCGGTAGCTCCCACGACCCGACGCCGGGCGCGTTCAACGCGATAAACGTCATCAACCGCGACCTCGACATTAAGCCAGTGCCGCTGAAGTACTGGAACACGACCACCACCAACTGGGGGCTCATCACGGACGCCGAGCTCGGCCTCATGTGGTTCTGGCGGCGCAAGCCCAAGAGCAACACGTGGGTCACCGAGGACAAGACCATGATGAACTACGGCATCACGGCTCGCTGGTCTCGCGGCTGGGTCAACCCCCGCTCCTTCTTCTTCTCGAACGCCTGAGCACGACGATGGCCAAGAAATGCGCACCCGGAACCAAGAAGGGCAAGGGCGGCAAACCCATGCCCACGCCGAAGGACGGTAAGAAATGAGCCTCTTAGCAAACGCCTACGGCAACTTCCTATCCTCGGCTCTGCCCTACTACCAGAGCATGCCGGGCATCATGACGCCCTACGGCACGCTGCTCAAGCCGGGTGGGCGCATCGCCGCCTACGTCCGGAGCACGGGCGCGCAGGACGGCGAGGATCACTTCGCCGCGAGCGGCAACCTGGTGTCCACGCTGAACGCGGGGCTGGCTCGCTGCCGCTCGGGACAGGGCGACATCGTCTACGTGCTGCCTGGTCACACAGAGAATATCTCGTCCGCGGACGCGATGAGCAGCCTGGTCGCTGGCACGCAGATCATCGGCACGGGTCGCCCGGGCGCGTCCAATAACCCGACCCTCACCTGGTCGGCGGTTGCCGGCACGTTCCTGCTCGACGTAGCAGACGTGAGCATCCAGGGCATGAACCTCGTGTTCGGCGGTGCCGACAACGTGACGGCGCCCATCACCGTTACCGGCGCCGGCTGCGCGATGTTCGGCAACTACATCAACTACGGGACCTCCTCGGCCCTGGAATGCGCGATCGGGGTCACCGTCCACACGGGCGCCCATGACTTCCTCTTTGCGAGCAACCGTTGTCATAGCGCAGGCGGCGCCGTGTCGACGAACGCCATCGCGATCACCGCGGCAGTCGACCGCTGCATCATCGTCGGCAACGACTTCGATATCGAGGCGTCGGCCGCAACGGGCGGCGTCATCGACATCTCGGCGGCGGCGGTGCAGGTACGCATCCTGAACAACACCATCGTCAACCGGCGCGCGACAGCGGCCGTGGCGGTGCGCTGGACGGACACGGCGGCGCTGACGGGCATCATCGCCAAGAACTACCTCGGCTTCACCGCGGACGTGACCGTGGCGACGGCGGCGCTCAGCGCGGCTGGCACGAGCAACCACGCCATGCGCGCGTTCGAGAACCTCGGGCACGACGAGAACCAGGGCGCGGGCATCGCCTCCGTCATGACCTCGGCGGCGACCATCGAGTAATGGAGATGAATGACCCGGAGCGTCCCGCGCAACATCGACAGGAAGGGCGAGCACCTATCGCGTTGCGACGTGTGCTCGGTGCCCTACCTGCGGAGCGCGCTCCGGCGAGGGCGTGACGGGCTTCTCCGTTGTGAGAACGACCAGCCCGGTCGCGACGAGCTCACGCTCGCGGAGCTGACCGCGAACCGCGCCGCCGCGCTCAGCCAGCGCGTCGGCATGACGGCGCCCAGCGACGGCGCCGTCCCCGACGTCGATAGCGACGGGCGCCCGAGCTCGTCCTCCTCCTACACGGGACCGACCCGGCGCTTCACCGCCGAGGACGTCTACGACGGCACGCCGCCGACGGGGTTCTGATGACCATCGCGACCTCGCCCGCCCCGCGCGTGAGCATCAACCAGCTCATCCTCCTCGCCTACAAGCGGGCGGGGGTGCTGCCGGTCGAGGCGCGTCTGTCGGGCGCGAACATGGCGCCCAAGCTCGAGCACGGCCGGGCAACCCTGAACCTCATCATGGACGCGCTCGCGACCGAGGGCTTCGTCGCCCGCACGCTCGGCTTCCATGACCTCCAGCTCGTCGCGGGCGAGCCCTACTACACGCTGCCCGAGGACGTGCTCGACGTGCACGAGGACGCGATGTTCGTGCCGAGCGAGAATCCCGACACGAAGCACACGACGGGCGAGCTCGTGTGCAAGCAGGTGGACCTCTTCAAGTGGAGCACGCTCACCGTCAAGGGCAGCATCTCGACGCGCCCCCAGCTCTACTGCGTCTTCCGCCACGGCGCGCTCGTGAACCTGCGGCTCTGGCCCGTGCCGAGCGAGTCCGGGGTGCTGCGGCTGAACACCACGCGGCTCTTCGGGTCGAGCAGTGACGGAACGCAGAGCGCCGACCTCGAGCGCTTCTGGTACGACTGCCTCGTCTGGCAGCTCGCCTACTACATTGCCATCGACACCTCGATGCCGGCCGAGCGCGTCGCGCTGCTCGCGGGCGTCGCCGAGGCGAAGAAAAAGCAGTGCGTGGGCTTCTCCTTCGAGCACACGAGCGGGCCGCAAGCGGTCGTGGACTACCCGACCCAATGGAGCGCGTGAGATGTGTCGCGCTTTGGAACCGACCGCTGCGGTAGCTGCCTGCGGAACCGGGGGCTCCTAGTATGCCCACTTCCCCCATCCCCTTCGGGCCAACGCTGGAGACCAGCGGTGAGCCGATCAGCGGCGCGTCGAGCGAGGCGTTCAACGTCATCCTCGACGCTCGCGGTGTGCTCCGAAAGCGCCCTGGCCTCGTCGCCTACACGGGTGTCGCTCCCGCTACTGCCGTCGACGCGAGCGGGGTGCTCGGACTGTACCTCACGGAAGCGAAGGTAGCTCACACGAGCGGATCGCCGACCGTGAGCGGAACGCACCCGGGCGTACTCTATGCGGTGGGCGCCACGGTGAACGCCTCGGGCGGAGGCCACAACGCGGGCAGAAACGTCTACCGTATCGCGGGAGGCACCGCCACCCTCGTGGGGACAGGAGTCGCAGACGAAGATCGTCTGGCAACTCCAGCAGCCATCGCCACAACGCGATTCCCCAGGCCCGTGTTCGCGGAAACGGAAGCACTTCTCGTCATCGCAGGCGGGGCCGAGGTTGGCAAGATCGACATCCGCCCCGAGACCTTCAGCGCGCCGAACTTCACGACGAATGCCGACTACCACGAGATGAGCTTCCTCGGCGGCTGCCCGCCGCTCGCGAGTCACATCCTCGGCAACAGCTCGCGTCTGCTCGCCAACGACACGCAGCTCGACCAGACCAAGCTCCGCTACTCGGACATCACCCAGGGCATCGTCGACTTCTCGGGGCACGAGCTCTGGGCTCCGAGCCCCGGCGGCCCCGGCTTCTTCACCGCGGAGGCGCGCCCCGACAGCATCGTCGCGTGCGCCGAGAACACGAACGACATTTTCGTTTTCGGTCGGACGAGCCTGCAGCTCTTTTCCCCGGACACGAGCGTCACCTTCGCGCCCAGCGTCACGCGCGAAGTCGGCTGCCTCGCAGCCTACAGCCCCGTGAAGGTCGACGATCGCTACGTGTGGCTCGACCACCTGACCCGCATCGTCATCAGCGACGGGCGCGAATGGGAGGACGTGGGCAAGCCCATCCAGGCGACGCTCGACGCGCTCACCGCGCCGAGCGAGTGCTACGGCTACCGGTTCAGCGAGAGTTTCGCCGACGCCATCGTCTTCCGCTTCGAGACGGACGCCGAGACGCTCGTGCTTCAGCCCGGCATCGGCTGGTGCCGCTGGGCACTGCACAGCGCGGCAACGGATGAGTTCAGTATGTTCCCGGTGCTGTCGCACCTCGTGCGTCAGGACGGGGGCCTCAACGTCGTGGGGCTCTCGGACGGCACCATCCGCCTGCTCACGCTCGACGCGGGCACGGATCTCGGCGCCGCCATCGTGGCCTACGTGCGCACGGGCTTCATCGACCGGGAGAGCAATAACCGAAAGCGCACGACCGCCGTGCACCTCGCCTTCAAGCGCGAGCCCGAGCTGTCGCGCGACGTCGTCTGTTACCTCGAGTGGCGCGATGATCTTTCGGAGGAGTGGAACGTGGTCGACATCGAGCTCAGCGCCGACGACGGCGATCTGAACCCGGTCGTCCCGCTCTACTCGCTCGGCGTCTACCGCCGGCGGCAGTGGCGGTTCCGGTTCCCCGACGACAAGGGGCTGTTTCTCGTGAAGGCGACCGAGACCTTCGATGACCTCGGCAATTGAAGGAGTGAAGCGATGGGATGGAATCCGTTTTCAGGCAGGAGCCTCATCGGCGTGGCGACGCTCGGCGGCTCGGAGCTGCTCGGCGAGAACACCATGTCCAAGATCCCCGGGCTCAACGCCATCGGCGGCTACCAGCCCGACTCCCAGAAGGCGCTCATCAAGAAGCAGGAGGAGCTCGCCAAGGATGCCGAGCTGCAGAAGAAGAAGAACGCGCAGATGCGCATGCAGGCGCTCGGCCAGAGCATGCTCGCCTTCAACCCGCAAAACCAGATGATGGCCCAGATGTACGGCCCGCAGGCGGCGTTCAGCCCGCAGCAGATGGCGCAGATGAGTGCCGATCCGGGCGCCATGTCGCAAGCCGACTATGATCGCGCCTATCAGGAGAGCGCCCGCACCGGCAAACGCCTCCAGGGCGTGACGGAAGCCGACAAGAAGCGGATGCAAGACAACCAGCGGCGCATGGCCATGGTGCAGCAGCAGACGACGCCGCTCGGCCCGGGGCCGGCTCCGCTCAAGCTGCCGGCGCCAGCGCCAGCACGGAGGTACTGATGGCACGCTGGAGCGAACCGGTCGTCAACAACAAGGTCAACACCGACATCTACGGCAACATGCCGGTGTACCCATCGGGGCAGCTCTCGACCACGGCGCGCCCGGCGACGAGCAACCGCCCGAACGCGCCGCAGACGTACGGCGTGGGCTTGCCCGAGTGGGCCGGCGGCGGCACGAGTGGCCAGGTCCAAGACCCGCTCCAGAACCCGGGCAACAACATGGTGAACCCGGGCTACGACGAGCAGGCGCTGCTCTACACGCAGAACCGCTACCTCGAAGACCCCGCGGCGGGGATGCTGCAGGACCAGTACGGCAACCTGCAGAACCCGACGCAGGGCGAGAACTACCTGAACCAGAACCTCGGCACGCTCGATGGTCCGGGCCAGGGCGATCAGTATTGGAACCAGGTCCAGGGCCAATACATGGACCCGTTTGCGGGCGAGCAGTACGCGCGGCAGGCGACGCAGAACTTCAGCGCGCAGGGCCCGGCGAGCGCCTTCTACGGCAACGCCATGGGGCAATACGATCAGTTCACGGGCTACTCGGGTCCGCAGAACGCCCAAGGCCAGTACGGCCAGAGCTCGGCGAGTCTCGCCAATGGCACGGGGGGCGAGCAGGGCCTCGGGCAGCTCGCCGGGCAGTACGGCTCGATTGGCCAGTACCAGGGCGGCAACCAAGCCTCGAGCCAGTACCAGCAGAACGCCGCCTCGGGGCCCCTCGCGGCGCAGCAGTTCTACGACCAGGTGCAGGGCGACTACGGGACCAAGGGCACCTACTCGGATCCGAACCTGGCGGCAGGGCAGTACGCCCAGACCCAGGGCGCGTTCGGCGACATGCCGATTGCGAACTTCGACCCGTTCTACGATCGGGCGCGGCAGCTGGCGACCCAGGACTACAACCGCCAGAGCGCGGGGCGGGGCGTCTACGGTTCGAGCGAGGCCCTCTCGGGCGTCGGTAACGTCATCACCGACATCGAGGCCCAGCGCGCCAACCGCTCCTTCGATGCCGAGATGCAGCGGGCGCAGGAGCAGCGGGCGCGGCAGGAGCTGCTCGGTAACCAGGCGCGCATGGGGGATCTGAGTAGCCTCGCCGCCTTCGGGGCGAACCTCTCGGGCGTAGAGACCTTCGGTAACCTCGCCAACCAGGCGGGCAATCAGACCTTGGGTCAGCAGACCATGCTCGGCAACCAAGCGCGCGCCGCCGACCAGACGTCGCTCGACGCCTTCAACGGCAACATCAACGCCGTGACGGCCTTCGGCAACGTCAATAACCAGCTCGCGTCTCAAGAGCTCGGGCGGAACGAGCTGCTCGGCAACATGGCGAACAACGCCGACAGCCAGGCAGCGCGTGCGCAGGAGGCGAACATCGCGGGGCTCAATGCCTTCGGCAACATCGCGAGCAACGCCGACAGCGCCGAAGCTCGCCGCTACGAGTCGAGCACCACCGCCATGAACAACGCGGACAAGACCGCGCTCGACCGGATGAACTCGGGCGCCGACATCGCCTTCCGCAGCGACGACACCAAGAGGCTGAACTACGACTCGTCGATGCGCGCGGCGGAGGCCGCGAGCCGGCTCGGCATGGACCGGAACAAGACGAGCGCCGACATCGCCAACACGCTCTCGCAGAACGATCTGAACCGCCTCGACTCCTTCAACCGCGCGGCCAGCGGCGCCGAGGGCAGCCGGCAGGCGCGCATGCAGCAGACCATGGAGGACGTGCGCGGCTACAGCCAGCAGGTGCAGGGCGCCATCTCGAGCGCGATGCAGGGCATCATCGACGGCAGCGTGGCCGACTGGGAGGCGGCCTGGGAGGCCGAGATGCTGCCCGCGATGCAGGAGGCGAACATGGACCAGAAGCAGATCGACCAGGTCCACGAGATGGTCAAGGGCGTGGCCGAGGCCACGGCAAAGGGAGGCTGACCGGTGGCCATCGACTTCGCGAGCATGCTGCTCCAGCCGAGCAAGACGAGCGCTTGGGATCTATCGAGCGGCCCCGGCTCGCTCGAGCGCCAGCGGCTCGCGCTCGCTCGCGAGCAGTTCGAGGAGGCCAAGCGCCAGAACGAGCGCGAGCGGGAGTGGGCCAAGACGGAGGAGGCGGGGCGCAACGCGCGCGCCGCGATGGAGCAGAGAGAGAAGCTCCGCGCGGAGGAGGCGGCGCGCCAAGCGAAGCTGCTCGAGCAGCAGCAAGGGGCCCAACAGAAGTTCGGCGAGCTCGCCGGGACCGGTAAGGTGCAGCAGGCGCAGGCGATGCTTCCGTACCTCGAGCAGCTCGGCATCGACGTCAGTACCCTCGGCAGCGTCGGGGGCCTGCCCGTCTTCCAGATGCAGAACCGCGCAGAGGAGGCGGCGAAGGCGGGCGAAGAGTTCGAGCGCGGGCCGCGCGCCATCGACGGCTGGGACGGCGAGGAGAGCGCGACCCAGTCTCTCGTCCGCATGGACGGGCTCGGCTACCCCACGAACGAGCGCGGCACGCTCGACGGGGCGAGCCCCCCGCGCGAGACGGCGGCGCGAGGAGAGCTCGGTTTCGAGCCGGCGGGCGCGCTCGACGCGGCGACGACGGATGCGCTCACCCCGGGCGAGCCGGACTTCGCGACGGCGGCCGAGTTCGGCGGCGACGAAGCCGCGACCGTGAGCGTCGGGCGCGGCATGACCCCGGGGTCGCTGTCGACCGGAGACGCCTACGCGCAGGCCCTCTCCGCGAGCCAGTACGCGCGCGAGACGCGCGCCCCCCGGAGAGGGCCCGACGAGGAGGACTGGCAGGGAGCCGTGCCGCGCAACGTCATCGACTTGCCGGCGATGGCAGCGGAGACGAACGCGCGGCTCAGCCCCATGCTCAAGAGCATCGCGGGCTCGCTCCCGAGCGAGCTTCAGCCCGGAGCCGAAGCGACCGCTCGGGCCACGGCCGGGCTCGGCCTCGAGGCGGGCGACGCGCTCGGCGCGTTCGACAAGGCGATCGGCCCAGCCGTCGACATCTACAAGGGTCAGCAAAACATCCTGGCGCAGAAGGAGAAGGACAATCGGCTGTCGCGCATGGACAAGAGCGCGCTGCAGGCGCGCGGCGCAACCAAGCTCGAGGATCTATACAAGGAGCGCGGCATCGACAAATCGCTCAACTCGGTCAACAAGGCCGCCGAGGTCTCGCGCGTGCTCGACAACGACATCCTCGAAGACGACGGCATGGTCGCCAACGCCGTGATGGAAGCCCAGAACCTCAAGGGAGCGCCGAGCAACACCGACCTCGAGTTCGCGTTCAATATTCCGAAGGGCAGCCTCATCACCAAGGGCATCGCCATCATCGAGGAGGCCGTGCGCGGCGGCATGAGCCAGGCGCAGAAGGCGGCGGTCAAGAGCTACATGAAGGCGGTCGAGGAGACGCAGCAGCGCAACCTCACCGACTACCTCGACAACGCCTTCGACACCATCGACAACGATCGATCGCTCGATCCGGAGGAGCTCGCCGGCTTCAAGAGCCGCCTCGAGCGCTCCGTGCCGGCGTCGGTTTATAACCGGTACTGGGAAGAGCGGGAGAAGAGCGAGAAGGGATCGGGCGCTCGGCGCGGCCGCTCGGGACGCGGCTCGAGCGTCGAGCAGAGCGCCCCGCTCGACGCGGGCGAGCTCGACGCGGACAAGCTCGGTCGCGTCATCGGCCACGAGAGCCAGGGCGACCCGACGGCGACGAGCTCGGCGGGCGCGAGTGGCACCATGCAGATCATGCCCGATAACCTCCGGGCCATGGGCATCGAGCCCGAGGACTTCAAGAAGCTCTCGCCCGCCGAGCAGATGCCCTACAACATCCGCTACCTCGCGGGCCACGGCATCACGAAGGACAGCAGCGCGGAGGACTACGCGATGGCCGTCGCGGCGCCCGCCTTCATCGGCAAACCCGCGGACACGGTCGTCTACCCGAAGAGCGACGACCCCAAGTCGGCTTGGGCGCAGAATCCCGGGTGGCGCCCGGCGGGCGGCGGCGACATCACGGTCGGCAGCATCCTGAAGTTCTACGGGCTCGGAGGCGGCAAGACCGCGGAGGCGGCTCCGACGAAGACGGAGGCGAAGGCGGCGGGGGCTCTGCCCGAGCCGAAGACGGCGGCCGAGAAGCGCTATCTCGAGCTCCTGAAGAAGCGAGGCGGCTAGGATGGCCCTCACCCCCGAAGAAGAAGCCGAGCTCGCGGAGCTCGAGAAGCAGGTCGGCCCCGAGTTCCTCGCGGCGGCCGCGCCCAAGAAGGGCGCCGTCATCGACCAGAAGCCGACGCCCGGCTCCGAGGAGGGGCTCGGCGGCATCAAGGCCGTCTACGGCAAGGACTGGACGCCGTATGCGCCCGGCGGGCAGCCGATCTCGCAGACGCAGGGCGATCGCGCGCGCGACGACGCGGCCATCGACGCGGAGGCGGAGCGGGTGGCGGGGATGCTCGATCCGCGCTTCTCGCTCGTGCCCCAAATCCTCGCCCTCCAGCCGGCGACCAACGATCCGGCGGGCGACGAGGCGGCGAAGGCGAAGTACCAGGCGGGGCAGAAGGACGCGATCTTCATCTACGAGCCGCCGGTCGACGTGGTGCGCCGGCACCTGCTCGAAAACCCCGGGATGCTGCGCGCCATCAGCCCCGACGAGGTGCCATCCGTCGGCGACATCGAGGGGCTCACCGCCGAGTCGACTCTCTACAAGACGGCCGCCGACTACATGTTCCGGAAGGCAGACGAGGCGGCGACCGAGAAGGGTCAGAAGATCATCCGCTACTCGAAAGCGCCCTGGCTCTGGAGCGACAAGGGCATTCCCGAGACGCTGAAGCTCAAGATCCAGGGCGCCGATTCCGAGGCCGCCAACCAGGCGCAAGCCTTCGTGCTCGGGGTCGACGACATGGGCGCCGCCGGCATCATGCGCGCCAACCAGGAGCTGACCGAGCCGACCACGATGCTGACCCAGCCGAGGGTCGGGCTGAACGAGAGCGTCCCGCAGTCGAGCGCGGACGTGAACGCCTGGACCGAGCAGGAGTACCCGCTCTCCTACGGCGCGGGGCAGGTGGTCGGGATGCTGAACCCGAGGAGCATCTTCAATAGGGTCTGGAGCGGGCTCGAGGAGGGCGGGCAGTGGCTGGCCCAGGCGGCGGCGAAGACGCGCCTCGGGGCCTATGCGGCGGAGACGGTGGCCCCCGTGCTCAAGAGCGCGGCGGGCGCGCTCGGCGACGCTGCCGTGGGCGCCGGAGCCGCCGCCACGGGGCAGCTCGTCCAGGAGGGCGTCGACGCCGCGGGTCGCGCCGAGCCGCCCGATCTGCGCAAGGTGGGAGAGCGCATTCTGGACGTGGGTGAGACGGGTGGCGTCCTCGGGGGGCTCGGCAGCGGCGCTCGGCGCCTGGCGGGCGCGGGCGCCGAGGGCATCCGGGACTCGCCGCGCTTTACGGGCCCGCGAGGCCCCGGCGCCGTGCGCCGGACGGAGCCCAACATGGAGTACCGCATCGGTCGCGAGCCGAGGCTGAGCGGCGAGACGCGGGCGCTCGTGAAAGAGTCGAGCGCGGGCGGGTACCTGCCGAGCGACGCCCTGGCCGAAGAGATCGCCGGCCCCGTCGGCAAAGCGGCGCAGCAGAACAGCCGCGTAGCCGCCGACCGCGCGGGGGCCGCACGAGCGGGCTATCAAGCCTCGCCCGAGGGCCGCGAGCAGCTGCCGGTGAGGCAGGCGTTCGACGAGTCGTTCAGGGGCGTGCGCTCGCACTACCAGCCGCAGCCGGACGGCAGACTGCGCGCGATCGACGACCGACCCCCGCCTGAACAGAAGGTGTTCAACAGCCTCATCGGAGACGTGTCCGTAAAGGGCGGGGCAGCGGCGACGAAGCTCACCCCGGAGCAGGCCGAGAGGTTCCTGAACCCCCGGGCGCAGGCCAAGCTGCTCAAAGACGACCTCGACGCGGCAACCCGCGAGCGGCTGAGCAAGCCGATCGATCGGCAGGCTTACCTCGGCACCAAGAGCGGCAAGGCGCGCGCGGGCGTCGACGAAGAGATCGAGGCCGAGATCGACGAGCTGTTCAAGGAACAGAACACCGGCACCCTGCGCGACAGGCCCATCGACAAGCGGGGCAAGCCGTACAAGGACGCCGAGCAGCAGGCCCTGCGCGACCGCGTGGGCGCAGAGGTGCCCCTCGAGCCGTTCGGGGGCTCCCTCGGCAAGTACCTCGAGCAGCGCGGCATCGACGCGGTCTACGTCACGCCTCGGGCGCTCGACGCGGAGCGGCTCGACCGGCTCATCGAGCTCCACGGCGCCGACAGCGCCCTCGGCAAGGCGGCGCAGTTCGACCGTCGGCAGTTCAGCGCGGGCGGCAAGAAGGGCGGCTACCACGAGCTGCTCGACAAGCAGGGCGCCGAGGCTGCCCGCCACGCGCAGATCGAGAAATCCGTCGCCCCTGGCGGCGACGCCTTCCAGCCCATTGCGGGCCTCTACCGCTCGAACCCCGGCGAGAAGCAGCTCGTCGACAGCGTCCGGGCGCTTGCCAGTCAGAGCGGGGTGAGCGAGCAGCTCGAGCGCCTACGCGGGCTCCAGGAGACGCTCGCGATCCAGAACCGCGCGAGCTTCCGCGGCCCCCAGGGGCAGACCCGCTCGCCGTTCGCGCCGCAGAACGTGATGGACGCGGCCCAGCTGCGGCTCGCCTTCCCCGCGCTCAAGTCGCTCGAGGGCCCGCTCGGGCCGCTCCGCGGCAGCACCGCGGGGCGCCCGGCGCTGATGGGCGGCGGCGAGACGGAGGCCGCGCAGCGGCGAGCCGAGTCGGGCCCGCGCGGTCGGTATGAGGCCGCCCGTGACCGGCGGCTGAAAGAGATCGCGGACGAGAAGGCGGCCGACTCGGCCGCGCAGGGCCGCAGGCAGAGCGAGCAGATCCGCAGGAGACGATGAGTAGCAGCAAGGTGAAACGACAATGAGCCAGACCATCATCAAGTACTCGGACACGGCGCTGCCCACGACGAGCGCAGCGGTAACTCTCTTCAACAGCGTGACGGCGTTCCCGCCCGGAGGCAGCTTCCACCTGCTCGGGCAGCAGTGGTTTCAATACGGGCTCGTGTTCGACAGCGCCGGCGGGACCATCACCGGCACGGTCACCGGGCAGTGGTCAGATGACCTCGGGGTCACGTGGAACGAGTTCTATGCGTCCGGAACGCTAAACGATGACGTGTCGAACGAGGACGAGGTGTACGTCGGGATGTTCGAGGACGTGCGCTTCCTGTTCACGGCGGCCACCCAGGACGCGACCGTGTTCCGAGCGGCGCTCTCGCTCCACTGTTCGAAGCCGTCGAGCAAGTTCACGGCCACCGACGTGCTGGTGAACGCGCTCGCATGACGCTCTCACTCGGCGCGCGCGCGCTCATGCTCGACGGGTTCGAGGACTACATGGAGTCCGGCACGGGCACGGCGAACTTCACCGTCTACCAGACGAACACATCGCTCGCGGTCTTCCCGCTCGCGGCGACCCCGTTCGGCGCGGGCAACCTCGACAGCATCGTCGCCTCGTCAACCCCCATCAGCTCGACCGGGACGGAGGTTGCCGGCAAGGCCAACCGCTTCGTCATCACCAACCAGAACGGCGACACGGCCAAGAGCGGCAGCATCGGCGCCATCGGTAGCGGCACCGACATCGAGACGCCGACTCTCACCGTGACGGCGGCGGCGACCCAGACGCTCAACTCGCTCGTGCTCCGCATGGACGCCGACGGCTCCGTCTCGGTGGAGGCGAGCCTCACTCTCCAATGAGCGTCGCCCTCGGCAACCGCTACACGTTCACTTCTCCCACCTTCCAGACCTCGGCGGGCACGGCGACGGATCCGACGGTCGCGACCAAGTTCTACCTGCGCGAGGAGATCGACGGGACCGAGCTCGAGTGGACCTACGCCGCATCCCCCACGGCGGGCACACACTACCCGGTCGGCATGCAGCCGCTCGTGCGGGTCAGCGCGGGTCTCTTCACGCTCGCTTACGACACGAGAAAGCCCGAGCGCGTGACGGGGCTTTGGGTCGGCACGGGCACGGTGTTCGACGCCGTGCAGCAGACGCTCTTCGTTCGGCATGTGGAGATCGGGTTCCTCGATAGCCCGTGAGCCATGGCGTGTGACGACCGGCAGCTGACCGAAGCCCAGCGCGTAGCGGGCTACCAGAACCAGCGCACGGGCGTCGCGCAAGCGGTGCGCCCTTTCAGCGGGCGACCGACCGTCGAGAACCTCGTCGACTACATCAACCGCGAGCTCTATCCCGCCGTGAAGGCGACGCGGAACAAGGTCAACGACATCTACCTGCCGGTCGTCGATAACGCCCCGAGCGGCAACCCCCTCGGCTACTACTTCTCGACCGAGACGGGCGCGGCCGATCCAACGGCTGGGCGCATCCGACTGAACGCCTCGCCCCAGGACACGGCGACCGTCATGCGCGTGTCGCAGTCGAGCGGGCGGCTCGTGGACGTGGCGCCCTGGCTCGACGTGATGGCGGGCGGGGCGACGACCCCGCTCGGCGTGGTCACGCTCACCGACGCCATCAACCCCGCGCGCTTCATCCGCTTCGACCTGTCGACGATGGTCGACCAAGGGGCGTACTGGGATCTCACGGTCGCCGTCATCGAGTCGAGCCACGACGACCCGTTCGCCGACGGCGGCGCGGTCGTCGTCTCGTTCATCCCGGGCGTTGGTGGCGTGACGCCGGCGACCGTGCCTCCAACTTCGATGAGCGCGATCGCGGCCAACACCGTGCTCGCCAACGCAACGGCGTCGAGCGCCGCGCCGACTGCGGTCTCGGTCGGGACGAACACCGTGCTTGGGCGCGTCGCCGGCAACATCGTCGCCGCGCAGCTCGTCAACGCACAGATTACGGACGGGACGATCGCGAACGCGAAGCTCGCGGACATGGTCGCTTCCCGCGTCAAGGGGCGAGCCGTGGGCGCGGGCACGGGCGCCCCGACGGACCTGACTGGGCTCGAGCTCGGCAGCATCGCGCGGCTACTGTCGGGCAACAGCGGTTTCGTCGCCGCGGGCACGTACAACGATCACGCCATCACCGACGGCGTCCACGTCGTCGACATCGCCCCAACCGGCGGGGACGTGATCTTCACGGGCTTCGCCTACGGCAGCTCGAACACGGGGGCGTTCTTCTGGCTCACGAAGTTTGGCACCGGCGGCAACGTCATCATCCGGCACCAAAACACGGGCTCGGCATCGGGCAACAGGGTGAGCACCCCGGGCTCGGTCGACTTCGTGCTGAGCAGCGCGGGCTCGGGGGTGCTCATCGCGTGGGACAACACCCGGCTCCAGGTCATCACGGGTTCGACCCTGAGCTCCACGTTCCCGGGCGCGCCCATCTACGACGTGATGGCCTCCCCCTTCTACGCCGCCGGTGACGGGACGACGGACGACACGGTCGCCATCAACGCCGCCATCGCCGCCGCGAACGCGGAGGCAGGCATGATCTACTTCGGCGCCGCGCACCGCGTCACGGCCGCGCTCACCCCGGTCACCGCGAGCTGCGTCGTGTTCCAGGGGCGCGGGCGCTTCGCGGGCGGCACGGACCTCACCGTCGATGCGGCGGCGGCGGCCGACTGGATCACGTTCGACGGGTGCCAGTACTCGGGCATTCAGGACACGCGCATCCGCGGCGTCGGCGCGCTCTATACCTCGGGCGCCGCGGTCAAGTTCGATGGCACCTACGGCTGCCACGCGCGACGGCTCAACATCAGCCAGCTCGGAGACGGCATCGACGTCGAGTCGGCAGTCCTCACCCACATCGACGACAGCGGCATCGCGGACCTGTATGGTTCGTTTGGAATCCGCTTCCATGGCACGGCGGGGAACGTGGCACACTCGCTGCACGTCGACCACGTCGTGTGCGGGACCGACTTCCCGAGCTCCGTGGTCGGATTCACTCGCGACTGGCAGGCGAGCACCGCCTATGTGGCGGGCAACGCCGTCACCATCAACGGCAACATCTACCAAGCGACGGTGGGGGGCACGAGCGGAGGCACCGGGCCGAGCGGGATTCCGGGCGCCACGGTCGCCACGGCCCACACGGCGACCGTCACGGACGGTTCGGTCACGTGGGTTCTCGCGATGCCGCTGGTCGATTGGTTCCTCCATGACAATTACGCGCACACCTTCCGCCTCATCGACTCGGGCGCCCTGCAAGGCGGCGTCGGTTTCCGCATGATCGACAGCTCGGCGGGCCTGTCCCCGCCTCAGTTCGCGCGCGGGCTCAATTGCGAGTTCGACCACGTAGCGTCCTGCGGCATCCTGCTCGAGGGCGGGGGGCAAGCGGAGTTCGAGCAGACCTTCATCACCTCGATGCTGAACGGGCCCGCCATCGAGATCGGCTCGTCCTTCGAGGGAGATGTGCGTTTCAACGGCGGCGTCCTGTTTGCTGGGGGCGTCGAGGCCATCATCGTCGGTGCGGGCGACCTCATCATCGCCGGGCTCATCATCGGCGGCTACGGCCTATTCACGGCGAACACGTACGACGCCATCCGGGTCGACGCGAGCGTTTCGCGCTGGTCAATCGAGAATTGCCAGACGGGCATCGTGCCGGGGTCGGCGTCGCCTGCCACGCGCTACGGCATCAGCATCGCCGCTGGGTGTGACAACTACTCGGTCCAGAGCAACCGCAACGTCGGCCACCAGACGGGGGGCATCCTCAACACACCCGGAGTCGCGACGACGCGCATCGTCAGGAACAACATCCCCGACACGGCGACGGGGATCGTCCCGGACGGCGACTATGGCGACGTCGTCGTCTCGTCGAGCGGCACCGTGTGGCAGCTCGACGTCGCCGTCGCCGGCGACGGGCTCACGGGCGGCGCCGGCACCCCGCTCGCGGTGGGGGCGGGAGACTTCATTGCCGTTTTAGCAAACACGGTATCCATGGACTGGGCGGAGTTCCTCGCCGCCACCGACTCGACGTCGATTGTCATCGGGTCGAACACCTACCAGCGCGCGGCGCTGACCGGCGCCATCACGGCGGCCCAGAACAGTAACGCCACTCTGTTCGACACGAATGCGTCGGGAGCAGGGCTCACCGGAGGGGGCACGGCAGTCCTGGCCGTGGGCGCGGGCACGGGCATCTCGGTCAACGCGAATGACGTGGCCGTCACCATCCCCCTCACGGACGGCGACAAGGGCGACATCACGGTCGCCTCGAGCGGGACGGTGTGGACCATCGACAGCGCCGCCGTGACGCTCGCGAAGATGGCCGACCTCGCGCAGTCGCGCATCATCGGGCGCGCCGTCGGCGCCGGGACAGGGGTGCCAACGGCGCTCACGGGTCTACAGACTGGCGACATCGTGCGGCTCACGAGCGGCTCGACGGGGTTCATCAACGGGACGTTCAACGACCAGGCCATCACGGACGGCGTCCACGTGCTCGACGTTGCCGCGTCGGGCGGCAACGTCGTCTTCACGGGGTTCGCCTACGGCTCGAGCAACACGGGCGCCTGGTTCTGGCTCACGAAATTTGGGGCCAGCAATACCATCACCATCTCCCACCAGAGCGCGAGCAGCGCTGCCGCGAATCGCGTGTCGTGCCCGGATGGCGTGGACTACGTCATGTCGCGCGCCGGGGACGCCGTGCTCATCGCGTGGGACAACACCCGGCTCCAGGTCGTTGGATTCGCCAATATCCAAGACGGCGACAAGGGCGACATCACGGTCGCCTCGAGCGGGACGGTGTGGACCATCGACAGCGCCGCCGTGACGCTCGCGAAGATGGCCGACCTCGCGCAGTCGCGCATCATCGGGCGCGCCGAGGGGGCGGGGACGGGCGTGCCCACGGCGCTCACCCCGACGCAGGTCGTGGCCATCATCGATGGAGAGAGCCCGACCTGGACAGGGGCTCACTCGTTTACGGGGGCGACCCACGCGGTCACGGCGAGCGGCGACGTGCGGGTGGAGACGACAGCCGGCGGCGTTGCGGTAGGCGCCGGGCACGCCGTCACGAATCCCACCAACGACGACGTGGTCATCAACGCCGTGAGCGGCATCGCCATCAACGCGCACGCGACGACGCCGGTTACGGCCGTAGCCACGGGCACCGTGGCCGTCGCGGGCACGAATCACACGGTCGACACGACGGCCAACATCGGGCTGACCGCTGGCGGCACCATCACGCTCGCCGCGAGTACGTCGGTGCTCATCCCGAGCCCGTCCGAGATCGCAGCGCCGAACCTAACCGGAACCCTGCGGCTAACCGGCATCATCACCCCGTCTGTCAGCTCCAGCCAGAACAACTGGAACCCGTCCGGACTATCCACCGCGAACATCATCCGCGCCACCGTGACCGGCTCATGCACCATCACCGGCATAGCGGCACAGGCATCAGGCACGGTCCTGACCATCATCAACATCTCCGGCGGTGGAGGCGCCAACGTGCTCGTGATGGCGAATGAGGATGCATCCTCCACCGCCGCTAACCGGATCGTCCACCTGTTCGACGCCCCGAATATCGTCGGGGGGGCCAACTGGACCCTCTGGTACGACGGCTCCAGTTCACGTTGGCGCGTGATCTCAATCGTCGGGCAGATTAACCCGTGACCGCTCAGAGCGACGAGCACGCCACCCAGTGGGTGCAATACCCGGTGACCCGGTCGTACACGGTCGTCTGGCAGACGCGTTCGGGCGCGTACGCTTCGAGAGCGTCGTCGAAGGACAGCCCGCAGCCACTTACCCCACCGTCGTTAGATCGCTCGCTCTGGCGGTCTTCGGGGACGGAGGGGGGGGACGCCGATCCGCAACGCACCAGAGCGAGCGGTAGACTGAGTACCAGAACGAGGGCGCGGGTGAGAAGCACGATTGTGGCGAACGGACGGGAGCCTGGCATCCTTTAGGATTCCACGTGCAACACGT